TTAACATTCCACTCAATTAAATCTCCATCAATCCAACCTAATTCATTATGTATCTCCTCAGGTAACTGTAGTGACAATTCACCATCAGTTTCCTTTACTTCTAAAACATAACTCATTTGTCTATAAGCTTTTCTACCAGTTTATCAAGCTTATTATGGATTGCTCTAAAATGATCGTTCATTTCCTGCAATTCTCTTACGAAATCCACTTTCAAAACATACTCCAATGGCATACGGTTTACATGTTCTTCTAAGGCGTTAATACGTAATCTCTGATTCTCTACTCTTTGTATAGCATCTTTTAATCTCTCACGATGACGGTCTAATACTTTACTAGCTATCCAACCACCACCTGTAAGAGAGGAGATCACTGCACTGAAGATAATAGCAATATACTCAGGACCCACGACTTTATCCTTTTTCTTTATTCTAAGCCTTTTACTTCTTTAATAAATCAGCAAAAGAAGAAAGTCCTGTTCTTCTTTCTATCGCTTCATCAACTTTCCGCACATAAGGACGTAGAGCAGCAGAAGCTCTATCTACTTGAGGATCTATATATCTCTCAGCGGCTTTATTTATAAAGAAACCTGGTATAGCAGATGCCGCTCCTTTAAGAAGTGGTCCTGTTGCATACGTGCCCTTAGCTAAAGTCAACAATTTGGGATTTATTTTCAAACCTGCTTTATCAGCTATACGTTTGGCATTTTTATCAGCTGTTAACTCTGTACGCATAGTATTGATGCTATCTGGAGTTAAACTTTCAGCTACAGCACCTTCAAACATCTGCATACCAAGAGATTGATTAGGATTAACAAAACCTATCCCAGCTAGAAGAGCTTGTACAGGATTACCTTTAGTTCTAGAAAGTTTAGTCTTTACATTCCCAAGTCTTTTGCTTTTAGGTGTTCCAAAATTTGAAAAGTCCTCTGCTAAGGATCTATCCGCTCTGACGTCTAAGGCTTTTTTACCTGCAGAAGTTTGATAATCTAGGGCATGTCCTAGCTCATGAGCAAGAACACTAGATCCATATATGAAATCTTTAGGTGCCTTTAAATTAAATATTTGTCCAGTTAATCCATCCTTTGTGCCAAGCTTAGAGATTTTTGCAACTGATTGTCCGAAAGCATCTTTACCTACACGAAATTCAGATGCAGTCTTATCTGCACTTACTCCCATAGGAGGAGCATAAATAAGTCCTCCACTTGGCATTGTATCTAAAGCAGATGGGTCCAGCTTTTTTACATGCTCAACAAAAGTAGGAGTTTTAGCCAAATACATAGATTGTCCGTAAGGTAGCTTACTATCTAATACCTTCTCGAATCTGGTAAAACGATCTTTAGCATCCGATAAAAGCTCATCACCTCGCTCAAGCATCCTGTCGGGTGTAATGTACCTTGACTCTTCCTGAATAAGTTCATTTATAACATTAGTGGGAGTTGTTTTTAAATTAAAATCAACTTGGGTATTTGGAAGTGCAAATCCTTTATCAGTAACATTAATTGCTGTGGTAGGGTCTCCTCCTAGATCCACATAAGCTTTAACAAATTTCTGTGCATCTTTTCCCGTAACAGGTACTTCTTTACCTGTAAGAGGGTTATCCGACATAAAGCCAACAATCTTAGAAGCGGTATTTATTAATTGTTTCTGTACAAACTGCTGAGCCGCAGATAAATTCATTTCGCATAATAACTATATTAAAAGTCTAAATGAAGTTGACCTTTACGAGCTAATCCATTTACAAGCCAAACTAAAGCATCAACACAGTCATCATGTCCACTAACCCCGAAATTAGTTAACTCTTCAAACATATTTGTAAAATTCCTAAACCGATTGAATATTATCTTTCTATCTTCAAACATTCCCATTATCCCTCTGAAACGTGCAAGTTTATCTGCTCTAAATCCTTTTACAGGGTGCCAGATTAAATTATATAAACCTTCATTGTTTTGACATACTCTTTTAAAATCAGCTTCCAAAGATGCTTGATATTGTACAGCCTCTGACCAGATATCACATGTAGAGTAGGTGGGAAAATAATTTTCATTAGCATCTTTACCTATTATCGACCAGTCGTATAGAAGCTCTTTTAGGGCATCTAATTTTTCTAAGTTACCCATAACCCTAATACGCCGATAATCAATTATGTGAATACGATCTTCTACACGGCCACCAAGAACCATAACTGTATAGTCATTTCTTTCTTTTACACCAGCTGATAAATCAACTCCTATACCTAACGTATCAAACTCAGTAGATATCTCCGCTTTAACAATTAACTCTGGAGCTAGTGATAATTCATTCTGTCTAACTATCTGATTCATGTATTGGAAAGAAAAAGCTATCGGTGCCTGTCTCTTCTTTTCTTTTAGATATTCAAGAGACCACATCTCAGGCCAGTAAGATTCCTCCTCTCCTGTTTTAGAATCATTCAATATTGCAGATAAAACAATCTGTGTCCAATTGTTCTGTTCATTGAAAGTAGTGGAATGGATATCATCATGCCTAAACCTAGTGCCTAAACAAATAGCTCTAGCTCCTTCAAACATAGTGGGAGCTATGACAGCATTCCAGTTCTCTTTCATCTGATTCCTAATATCTGGATTAGCAATATCAGCTGATGATTTTATAGCGTCATCAATCATGACCAGATGAGAACGTTTAGATGTAACAGAACCCTTTAGACCAGCTGCACATAATGTAAACTGTTCTTCTCCGGTAGTATCTATCCCTGCAAACCTATGATCTATCGACCAGTATTCATTACTGGTCACGTTTTTCATTAATCTTACTTTTGGAAAAACTTCCTGATATCTTTTACTTTCGATGATTCTTTTGATCGTTGCTGACTTAGATCTGGCAATATCAACGGTGTAAGACAGATATAAGACTTGTAAAGGCTGTTTAGCCTGTGTATGGATACCAATAGCCCAAGCGGTAAGAAGTCCCAATACAGTCGATTTAGCTGACCCTCTGGGAGCTAACAAATCAATATTGGGGCCTGCAATCTTTAATAAACAGCTACTATTCTCGTTAGTTATAAAATGTCTATGCCACGTCTTATGATGTTCTGCTGGTGCTTTATCGGCTACAAATTCACAGAAATATCCAAAATCTTCTCTAGCTTTCTGTATTGACTCTAAATTTTTAGGTTTCTTAATCTGCTGCTTACGAGCCGCCGCTTTAGCGTTACGCCTATAAGCAAGATGTGTATAAGAAGGCACTAATTAATAAATAAGCTACTACTAAATATTAACTTACTTCTTATCTTTTGGCTTCTCTGCTCCCTTCTTATCCTTATAAGTCTTAGCGGCTTTCTTAGCTTTTCTAGCTTTCTCCAAAGCTTCTGTACGTTTCTCTTTGTCACTCATTTTAGAGCCGTCTTCTTTTTTCTCGTTCTTATTTTTAAAGTACTCAAGAAGCTGAGGTGGCATTTTTTTCTTAGCCATTCTGAAGCAATTTTATTTATTCATTTCTTCTTATTTTAACTGCACTACTCCTCTAGCTGCATTCTTGCCCAGACACTCATTGTTGCTTCTTCCAAGGGTGTTTCTATAGGATCATCTTTGAAGATAAACATTAATTCTCTTATTGCACGATCTGCTCCAGCCATAAGCAAACCTTTACGATCTCTCATGTTGGTAAAGTTTTCTATCTCCGATATTGTGCTTCTTAATTCCTTTTGCATCTGTGCAATTCTTCCTACTCCCGCATCTCTCTTAACAGTGCCATTCTCAATCTCCTCTCTAAGTTTTCTTATATCCTCCTGCATCTCGTCAATTTCATATAACAACTTTTTGCGATGATCTGGTTTCTTATAATTGTTTTTTATCCATAATTCACATGGAGCGACAGTGCCCTCATATCCAAGAAATCTTGAATAAAGATAAGATTCTATTATCGAATTATTATCAGACACAAAAGAGCAAAAAGACTCCTGTGTAGCGGAGTCTAAGTTATCTACCCAATTATCAAATAGATCAATATCTATACGCTGATTGTGCCTGTTTACGGTCTCTTTCTTCGTCTCTTTCTCGGAACTGTTGTTGCTGGGCAGCGGTTTCTCTGGTCTCTTCACCACCTTTGCCGATCGTTTTCCGTTCTTGTTCACCAGCGTCCTCCACTTTCTTTTTGGAAAATTCGTAGGCTACGCCAGCTGCTTGTCTGTACTTATCCAGATCAAAGTAATCATCTGATTCGTAAGTTTTGTCGACAGCCATTTTAGTAACCTATGCTAATAGTAACAAATTAGAAGTTGCTCATCATGTTAGCAAGACCACCTGCAAAGATGTCTCTACGTCCTTCTACAGACTTCTGTCTTTGCTGACGCTTTTTAGAAGCCTCTAACTTATCAAGTAAATCTGAAAATCTTGTGATATCAAAATAATTATCAGTTGTCTGATCGTCTGGCATTTTTCTAAGAGTAATTTGTGTCTCAATTTATTATAACAACAGGTATTCTTTTAAAAATTAAATCCACCTAACAACTGGCCGTAAATTGAACCTTCTTGTTGTATCTTCGCAATATCTTTAGCACCTTGATTTTTGATCTTTTGGGTCTCTTTATCAATATCACCTTGAAGTTCAGTCAAACCAGCACTGAATAAGAATTTTCTGGTGTCTTTAATATTCTGTTCTCCAGCCTCTAATTCCTTAATAGATCTGCCCTCTTTAAAGTAATTAGCAAAATCCTCACCAGTGGTAATATCTACCTTAGTTCTGTCTGCTAAATCTCCTCTATATCCAGGGAGTAAGGATGCATCGAAAGTAAACTTACGCTTCTTAGTTCTATTTCCTTCCGCATCTACAGTCTGTTTACCATACATGGTGTCATAGTAATTATCTAAGTAATTATCATTAAATTTCTTAGTATATTCCTGTGAAGACTTAAGGGAATCTCTCAAGCCTTGTATACCAGCTCCTCCGTAGGCTTGCAGTTGTAAATTAGACATAGCCCCAGATACTTCATCCTCTGTTGCTTGTCGCCCTAATAAATCCTGATAAGCAAGGTTTATACCGGACTTACGCCTCTTATTTAATAGTCCACCTTCTCCCTGATAAATATTCTGTAAGTTAGTTAGATACTGTGACGCTCCTTTAGTAGGGTCTGCATAACCAGGATTGAATCCGGGTGTTATCTCTCTTTGTCCAGTTGTTTCCGTCCCCATCGCATCTTCCATAGGGGGTTGAGACTTTTTAAAACCTGAGGAAAGATCATACTTATCTATGTAACTCTGTAACTGATCCTGTGCCCCTTGAAAACCAATTAAACCAGATTCTAATTGTCCTTTAGTACGTTGGTAAAAATCATCTAAACCTTTTGCTCCAGTCTGTCTTCTCCTTAAGTCACGAGCATCCGCATCCGCTTTTTCTGCTGCAGCACGTTCATCTAATTTAGCTTCACGATCTTTTTGATACTCTAAATACTTTTCAAAACTATCGTCTTTTTCTATTTTCGGAGCATTGTATACTGTTTTACTTCCCATGATTCCTCCTAAGCTATCCTACCGAACATGCCTTCCATAGCGGCCTGTCTTTCTTTTGTAATTTTATCAAGTTCAAATCTTTTCTCCCTCTGTCGCTGTTCTCGATATAACGGGTCTTCTCTTAATCCTAACTGTGCTCTGAAGTCTTCTATATTTGCCCCTCTGTCTAAATCACGCTTCCTAGTTGAATCAAAAATGCTAGCTTTCTTCTGTCTTTCAAAATCTAAATCTGCTCCATATCCATAATCTGCTACATTCTGTCCGATGAATTTAGCTAGGTTTCCTTTCCTAGCTTCTCTATTCATCATTACATTAGTCTTTAGCTGATCAGCAGCAGCATTCATCTGAGCCTGTGCCGCAGATGCTGCAGAACGAGCACCAATAATATTACCAACTAAACCTAGTCCACCACCAATTAAGGCTCCAAACATATTACCTCCTCCAAGTGCATTTTTAAGTCGAGATCCAAAGCCTTTAGTGGGTGCTGTATAAGAGATGTTAAGATCCGTCCCATAGCCTCCATATTTACTAAAGGTATCACCCAGTCCATAATCTGTTCCATATGAGAAACCATTCACTCTATTCTACCCCCTGAAATATCTACCAGCTATCTTTTGTTTTGGTGGATTTGCTTCTAACACTCTGTTTTGAGCAGCCATAGCTCCCATGTTTCCTATAGTTAATCTATTAATTCCTTCAGCCGCTGCCAACTGAGCTTGTGCTCCTATCAAAGGTGCATTTGCAAGAGTTCTTATTCCCTCTCTCATGAAATCTCTATTTCTAGCCTGTTCACCTAATCCTGCTATTTCTTTTAATAACTGTTTATTCTCATCTAAGTAATCTCTTTCTGGTACTTTTGTTTTCTCTTCCTTCCTCTGTTTAAAAATATTTTCTAAATTACCAACCGTTTCTGGGAACATCTGCTCGGTAATCCCATAATTTAAATTCATAGGAAAAGGTAAAAATTTCTTAACACCTGAATTTGGACCATAATAATCTTCAAAAAAATTCTTAACAAATCCTGGTACATTTTTAAATGGATTAGTTCCTTTATTATCTTTAGTTGTTGAAGAATTTTTAGCTGAGCCACTTTGCCCGAAAAAACCATCACCTGCAAGCATCTTAATTACCTCGGATAAATATTGCCAAGAAGCTGTCCAGCCATCTGCATTTGACTTCCAATTAAATCTCTTTGGAACTGCTGCTGTCTAGCTTTCTCCATCATAGGTAAGAGTTCTTTATATCTCATTGCTTCTAATTCAGCTGCTCTCTTAACACCTTTCTTAGTCTTAGCGTATGGAGTTAATGGAATACCTGCAATACTTATATCTGGTCCTGTTAACGGGTTGTTTACATCAATACCTGTCACAGACCTAGTGAGACCCTGTCCGACGCCTCCACCTATGGCACCACCTATTAAAGCACCTGCTAACATTCCCGGTGGTCCTCCGGCCATGCCTAATTTAGCTCCTAATTTAGCTCCAGCAAAACCTCCTCCAGCTGTGCCTATTCCTCCTATTGGATCTCCGCCTAAGAATTGTAAACCTCCAGCTACTAGAGGAAATCTCCTTGCCCCTAGAGTGCTTACTCCCATTGCTCCCCTCTGTAACATAGCGGGAGTTAGTAGTCCTTTACCCGTGTACCCTGCTGCTTTTGCTGCTGTTTGAGGAGCCATTCCATATATAAATCTATTAGCTTGCGTTACGTAAGGACTAGCTTGAACCCCCAGTTGATTTAAATAATCACCAAAGTCAAAAGTTGATTTATCTTTAGCCATTGCTAGATCTTCTCTCTGTTCTTATCTTTTAATTTTATCAGTACTATCATCAGCCCTGCATATAATCTGAGGTAGTTAAATACTTAGGTCTGTTAGCACTGGCTATTGCCATATTTAAAGTCTTACCTGTAGCTGCACCACCAAGTGATCCTGCTAAAGTTACTGCTGCTCCTTTGAGAATACTCTTTCTACTTGCAACAGGACTTACTAAACCTAACTTGCCTGCTGTTTTAAGACCGGTAATACCTCCCGCAGTAGCTCCAACAGCTTGTAATCCAACAGGAAAACCTACAACCCTGACCTCAGGATAGCCTTCTATATTTTCAGTGGTTCCTTTAAGTAAACCCATGCCTAATACACCACGATCCTGATACTGACTACGCAGTGCTTTGGCATACCTTTGTGGAGTAAGGCTAGGTATGTCTTGTTTAGCTGTTTCATATTTTAAAGGTCTACCTCTTCTTCCTAAAAAGAATCTTTCAAACATTTCCAATCCTGGTTCTGCAGTCTTTCTTCTATCCTGTGACCCTTTCTCTGCATAAGACTGTGCGTAACCTTTCGGTCTAAATAGCTCACCGGGATTAGTAATATCAAATATTCCAAGAGAAGCGGCTATAGGTGCTCCAACAGCTCCTCCAAGAAGTGCTCTATCTAAAGGACTTTTTAAGTTCTTTAATCCTGGGACATTAGTTTCTATTACTTTCTGTCCTATAGCAAGAGGATGATTATATCTCCAATAAAACTGTCTAGTTCCATCTGATAATACATCAGTAGCTAACTGAGCAGAATAACGGCCTAAATATTCAGCCACATTCTTTGCCTTTTCAACTCTTACTGGATCACCTACCGCATAAGATTGTCCAGTGGATTTAGAGACAAAATCTGCTGCTGATGTGCCTTCATACCCTTTCTGAGCTGCTTTAGGTACTTCAGGATCAAACACTGTATAACGATATTTACCTTTAGATATATTTATTAAATCCTGTGCATCAACACCTTTTATAAAATCGGATCTAAAATTACGTAAAAACTGAAGAGGATTCATCACATACCTCCCATTGGATTCCCAGCTAAATTAGTGTATTGATATAAAGTTCCAGGGGCGAGATTCATGTTCTGTTTATCTCTAACTTCATCTCCCTTTATATCCCTAGAAAGATATGTCAAATTACTTATAGCAGCTTGAGGATTAGTCATTAATTGGCTAGTGCCATATCTTTGGAATAACTGTTGTTGAACAATATCACCCTGATCCTTTGGATAAAATAAAGGTTCTATAGTCATTAATGCTCCATAACTTCCAGCAAATTGTCCCACTTGCTGAGGAAAAGAAGGTGCAAAAGATGTATTCTGTGCCATAAAATTCATGAAGTTTGGACCAACCTTTTGTGCCCTCATCTCATCCATAACTTCTTTAGGTACAGTTCCTGCTCTGATATTTACAGCTGGTCCCCCATCAAAGTTAACTGTCTTACCAAATATTTTTTTCTTTCCTAATTTTCCAATACCAGCTGCTAATGCTGTGCTACCTAAAATATCAGCTCCTGCTACTGTTAAACCTGCTAATGGATTGCCAGTATTTAAAGTAGTTAATAATCCAGTAACACCAGCACCAAATAATGAAGATCTTGCCAAATCTTTAATATTCCCAAACCTACCAGCCATAGGCATCATGTCTGGAATTGGGAAAGCTAGTTTTCCGGCAGTTTTCATTTCGTTACCTTGATGTATTTATTTTACTTGGGGTGATTCTTGGTTCGGCGTTTCTTTCTTTTCTATTTCTTCAGTCTTCTCTCCTTGTGCCTCTTCTTTCTTTTCTATCTTTTCTTTTTTAGGTTCCGGTAAAGATTTCTGTTCTGCTAATAATTGAGCTACAGATTTATTACCTTCAGCTTCATTCTCTGCTCTTCCTTTAGCTTGTCCCATAATGTAACCCTTAGGATCAGGATTACGTAATCTAGGCATTGGATTTTTAGATGCTTTACCAGGATCTACGGTTGGACTTATTCCATACGCCTTCATCCAGTTTGGATTGTAGTCAGGTTGATCTTGTGGACGTTGATATGTAAGTGGTCTGCCTTCATCAAAATCATAATCCATAGCTCGATTAAATCTGCCTAATCCTTCGAAGAGCTGGTAGTCAGAAGTAACCTCATCGTTGTCATCAAAAAATGGTGTGTTAGGTGCAAAGTTCAAACCTGGATTCTGAGTCAACTTGCGTGACATTGCATGTTTAGTTAAATCTTTACTTTCAAATCTAGAAGGGTTAAAAGGATATTCTCCTGTTGCAGACTTAGTGGTAAATAAATCATCAAAATCCAAACGCTTGGTTATATCCCCTCTTCGATTGAAAGGGTTGGTTATATATCTACCAAGATCTAAACGAGCGTCTCTTACCATTATTTTTTAGATTTCTTTTTCTTATTTAATCCTACCAATGTTTTACGGAGCCGTGCCTGTTTCACAGTACGTTCATCATACTTTTCTGGATTAGCTAAAACATTTTCTTGTAGCTGAGCACTGGTAATACCTTTCTTCTTAGCTTTGGCTGTGAAAGCACCAGGTCGCTTTATAGCGTCTTGTATAAACTTTTTCTTTTTCTTCTTTTTCTTTTCAGCCATATTTAGCCTCTTTGTTTACTACTGAACGGAGATCTAAACGGACTTCCGGCAGGTCTTAAGTACTCTGAATCTTTTGTAGGTGCCTTATAAGTTCCTAAAGGTTTCTGAGCTAAAGGTGTAAACGGACCTACTGCAGATGCTCCTGTAATCTGTTTAATCTGTTCTCTAACAAAAGTTTGTGCGTCTACAGCTCTTTGCTGAAGAGGTTTAGATTGATCTGTTCTAATCTCTCTTTCTTTACTGCTTATCGCAAAACTTTGTTTACCTTCTGGAGTAGCTTTCTGAACTAAAGGTGTCTTACTAGCAGAAACTGCTGTAGGTCTCTTTTCAGGATTATCCTTTAATATATCTCTATCTGTTTTAGAATCAATACTTACTCCTCTAGTTCCATAGATATCTGTCACGTTGCCGGTTAAAGCACTATCATCTTGATAAGGCGGCTGAGGTGCTCCTCCTCCTTGATTAAGTTCATCAGTACCAGGATCATAATCTCTATATCTACCCTGTGTCCGTCTTACTCTTTGAGGTGATTCTTGAATTAAACCTCCTGTTGGTATTGACCCGACTCTTTCATCCACGGCCCCACCACCTGTGTAATAAGCTGTATTTCTTCCTCCTCCTGTTTTCTTATCCGTGTCTATCATACGTCTTTCTGAGCGTAGTTCCACAGTTCCCATCTTATATGCAACAGGATCAGGTGTCGCCCCTCTTAAATTTAATGAATCCACATCATCAACAAGATCATCTGCCATATCTGTAAGTAAATCATCTCCTCCTGATGGCCTCACTCTTTTTCCTTTAGGATCATCTACCAGTTCTGCATGAAAGCGGCCTCCCTTAGATACGCCTGCAGCTGTCGTTAAAGGTAATCTTTGCTCATCAATTATATCCTGTGTGGTGTCGGTAATACGGGAAAATCTTCTATCTCTTCTATTAGTTATTCTCTGTATTTCCTGATTTGTATAAGCATATTGATTACGGAGTGTCCGTAGTTCTTGAGCCAGCTGACCGGCAACTCTTTGTTTCTGGGCAGCACTAATGTTATATCCCCCTGGAATCATATTACCGTCTTTACCAGTGACCACGTTATATTTATTCAATAATATTGATTTATTTTTATTCGTATTAGCTTTTCGCTTTAACTCCTCTTGCATCGCCTGTAGTGGTTTTAACTCCGCTAAAAATTCATTCTGAGCTTGAAGTTTTATATTTCCTCTATATTGCAATTGATCATTAACTCTATCTTGTAAATTAATAGCTGTGGACTTTGAAACATAAGGAACTTTTAGACTGGTTATGACTTGATCATCAACATATTCTGTCTGAGTATAAGGAGTCTTTGTAACAACTGGTTTAGAAACAGGATTTACAGGAACTGTCTCCCCTCCAATAGTTACTGAAGAAGGAGTTTGATTAAAGAATTTAGTATCATAGGTTGATCCTAAATCCATGCTATGTTTAACAGCCGTAAGCTCAGGACGTGCATACTCAGAAGATTGCGGACCTGTTCTTCTAGCTAACTCTAATTCTATTCTTGTAGGAGTTACGGGTAAATCCTGTTCTGCTAATTGAGATGCAATTTCATCTCTTTCATTTTGTAAAAATCTTTGAGCCCTAGTCTCATTAGTTGCTATATTGGTATTACTCAAATTATTTGTAGATGAACCCCCAGAAGAAATCCCAGCGTTCTGAAGGTTTTGTTTCTGTTGCACAGATCCTTGCCCAGTTGCCACTAACTCAGCCTGATCAACGGGAACCTTCCCAACAACCTGAGAAGAAGCAATATTAACCGCTTCATCTACAGGTGGAGCTGGCATCTTACCCCTAGAAACTAAACTCTGTACATATTGATCAGCCAAGGATGCGGCTTGGTTCATCTGCTTCATGTTAACAGTATGGTTCTGTTGCATTCTTGTAAGAATACGTTGAGCCTCCTGATTAGCGAAAGTAGCTTTATTTTTCTGATTGATAACAGCTAATACTTGTTGAAAACTCATTACCCTCTTCTACCTCTAATTTTATTTATATTCCTGTCATAGGCTGCTGCCATTCTGTCTTTTAAACTAGCTACTTGTACTCCTGAAGTATTAGTATTAGAAAACTGACTCATTATTTGCCGTAATCTTTCATCACTAATCATATTTGGATCTATTCCCATTCCTTTTAAAACTGAAGTTGCTTTTTTTCTAAGCTCTGACAATTCAGCTTTTTTATCCTTTGCATAATTTGCAACTTTGTTTATAGCTTCTTTATTAACAGGTTTTTTATTAATATCTTGTACTAATTTATCTTTATTTAGTAATGCAACAGTAGCAAGACCACCTCCTGCCAATGCTCCAGTTGTTAAAAGTCCTAAATTATTATTATCTGACTGCTGTGGATAATATTGAGACTGATATGAAGAAGACATCTACTCTTAACCGTTGCATTTCTCTTCTGTCCATTCTATGAGTAACAAATCTACTCGTGATAGCATTAAATCAGGGAAATTACTTAGAAAATACCAATAATGGATGTTGAATCCCGCCAAAATAAAGTTGATGGGCTAGAAGCTATTAAAAACAAAGCTTTAGACATGGCAGCACAGGGTAAAGACTCCCTGGAAGTACGTGATTTTGTTACAAATGCTAAGAAAGAACTGGCATTTCAAGTTCCAGATGAGGAAGCATTCAGTAAAGCGGCAAAAGCAGCCGGTAAATTTAAGAAAAGCAAAGAAAAATAACTAATATCTAATAATCGAAACTTTAATCACCTGAAGGTCGGCACTTTTGGGTGATTTTTTGGGCTAATTAGGGTTTTTTACTACAAAATCGGCTCCTTATAGCTCCAAATAGGGTACAAAATTACTCGACTCTTCTCCACCCACCCGCCCGTTGCACATACCGTATAGAAAAAAAAGAAGTACCGTGCACCCCTCGCTCCGCTCGCTTCCGTTGGTCGCTCGCTAGGTACTTAACTTCGGCATATATCTATGGGATTAGAAGAATAGAGTTAATGATAGTAACATTTGTTTACAATTAGTTACTTTCTTTGATCTTTCGCCGAGTTTTCGTCGAGTTTCCCTTGATTCCCGCACGAAATTAGGTCAAGATCCTCCGCTCAGCAGAGCCGAGATAGAACTGTAATCACCTGTAACAATCGTTGCTACTACTCAGTTCAAGTCTTCGAGCTTGTCCGAATCATTACATCGTTTCATTTATTGCCATGTTTTCTAACACTATTAAAGGTATCAAGGCTGACCTCAAGCCTATG